TGCTCGCCCGTTATCGGCACGACGTCGGACGGTACGCCGTTGTGCAGCCGCCACACGCCGACGTCCGAGAATACCTCGACGAAGTGGGGGATGATCTTCTTGCACTCGTTGATGACGGCGCGTGTCTCGGGGAAGATGTCGCCCGTGTTGAGCCAATACACCGTGATGTCGTCAAGCTGGTCGCGGAGCAGGTAGAGACATGCCACCGAGTCCTTGCCGCCGGAGAGTTCGAGAGCCACTTTCCTCACATTATGCCTCCTGACTCATATACCCAGTCGGTGCTTGCCCAGTAGGTTTCCGAGGTCGACTGAATCAACACGCGCAGGGCGACAACGAAGCCGATGCCGCGAACCGTTTCCCACTCGTTGTAAGCCAGCAGTCCGCCGGCCCACCGTGCGTTGTCCCAGTAATCTTCGTCCCACCGACCAGGTAGGTAGGTGGTGAAGGAAATCGGCGACTGTGTGGATTGGAAGGAGAAGTCGACGTTCGCCGCGATGCTCACCGAGAACTGGCCGCCGGAGAGGATCGACGGGCGCACCATCTTGTAGTGCTTGTTGATGACCTGCTCACCGAAGTTCGAGTAGGTGGTCTGCGCCTCGGAGCGAATATCTTTCCCGGGCGTCACCACACCGTCGTCAGATACTACGGCATCGTCGGTGAACTGCTCCCACGCCCGATAGACCGCACCAAGACCGCCGAAGAACGGCAACTGCTGATGCAACTCCCAGCAGTGGGCCTCGTAGCCGATGAACTCGCTCCACGCCTTCGTGATGTCGTTCTGGACAAACTGGAAGAAGGTCTGGCTGGTGGTCGGGATGTTGACCATCAGCATGTTCTTGCCGGGGAAGATGAATGGCTGCCAGCCGAACTTGTCCCGTGTGTTGGAGACTGCCTGCGACACCAACTGCTGGATGTACTTGCTCGAGTTCTCCTCGGACGGATTCACCTTGGTCGACTTCAGCAAGTCAGACATATAGACAACGCCGAACTCGGTCACAATCAGCACGTCGCCACCATACCGGGTGGCCGCACGACGACCGACCGGCGCACCGGCAAAATAGACGCCCTGCAACGCCCACGTCGAAACATCTTCTGGGTCGGTACCTTGGTAGATGCTGACCTCACCTTCGGATGAGATGGCAGCGATGTGGTCATCTGCGCCGTTGCCGTCGTCAATCGTCCAGGTGATGATCTGGGTGAGGTAGCCACCACGTGTCCAGTTGGGGCCGAAGTCGAACTGCTTTGCGACACCGTACAGCACGTTCGGCGGCAGATACCAGCCGGAGGTGTTGTCCTTCTCGACGAACCACAGGCGCTTCTGGTGGGAGTAGACGTGGATGAACTTCACAGGGTCGATGCCGGAAACAGTGTTCGCGGTAGTTCCGTCGCCGGCAATCAGGCGCTCAATCGTCCCATCCGGCTTGATCCAGATCGGGCTGTCCTCACCGTTCACCGCCATGAGATGCACACCCGCTTCGTTCGGGTAGTTGATATGTTGCCAGCGGGCGTTGGTGAGATCGTCGAGTTTGACCACGGGGGCCGCGTTCGGCGTCGTCACATCGTAGAGGATGGCACTCGGATCTCCGGCACTGAACGCATAGAGTTTCTGGCTACCGGTGAGGTCAAAAAGAGCAGGTGGTGCAGACGGAGCAATCGTGTTGTGGGACATGATTGTCTCCACATCACCATCCAGTCCCTCGGCGTGACGAACATACCCGTGACGCACCTGCACCCCGTAAGGCTGGGCGAACAGGTTCCGCATGATGAGGGCGAACCCCTCTGGCGCGGAGATGATTGCATCGTAGGCGTTGATGCCCTTGACCGGTGACGGGCGTGTCGTGACCTTCGATATCTGCCGAATGGGAGTGAATCTCATGTGCTGTTCCCGTTACCAACCTGCCAAGATCCATCTGGTATATTGTTGATCCCAATGAGCATCGTACGGGCGCGGGGTGCCAGCGTCAGCATCGGCGCACCCTTGTTCTTGCCGATCTTGGCTTCCCACGTCCCGAGGAAGTCCTTCATGTAGGCTGTCGTATCCAGTCCCTTGGCTTCCCAGTACTTCAACTTCAGGTAAGCCGACATCACCCACGGGTCGAGGAGCAGGATGTCACTGTCGGACTGAACGGAGGCGTAGTAGGTGTTCGCCTTTGAGGCGTCCTTCAACCATGTGTCGGCCACATACTCCATTGCCAGCGTGCCGGGGGCGAACACGCCCGTGATGTTGCTGTCGCCGACCGGCGTGTTGGACGGCGACGGGACAGGCCAGATCTCGAACTTGGCTGCAACAACCCGATAGCGCAGACGCGGACCGCTGGAGAGCAGGCCGCCCTTGAGCCACTGCCACTCCTGCGCCGTCTTCGGGCCGAGCAGCGGCCAGTGGTTGGTGCGGTCCCATTGGGTCTGGTCGATGAAGTAAGACCAGTCGGAGGGCATCTCGTATTCGGCGACACCCTCCTCCGTGGTGACGATCCACTCCCTGATCAACTGCTCCCATGGGAAGCCGAGAACCATGTCGTTGCCAGCCCTGTTGAGCAGGGCCAGCATCTGCTGAACCGTGGCGTCCTGAGAGGTGACGACCTCGTTGGGCTTTGGCAAACCCATCTCGACCATCGACTGCTGGACTACCCACTTGACGTCACGGACTTCAGCCATCTCACTTCTCCATAAACGACGGCAGGCTCTCGGGTGCTTCGGCCTCGACGTGCTTCTTGCGCGACTGCTTCGGTTCGCCACCGGCCAGCTTGGCGATCATTACTTCCATGTCGGCAACACGCTGCTTGAGGGCTTCCTTCTCCTCGTCAGCCGCGTTGGCAGCAGTCGAGGCGATCCACTCAGCCGCCTTCTGGCTGAGTTCGTGGCCGCCCATGATGGTCTGCTTGCCGCTGTCGGGCAGGGTCGCCAGTTGCTCGACCGTGAAGATGTTGCGGTACTTCAGTTCCGCGATCATCGAGGGTTTGGTGAACAGGAACGGGAAGTTCTCCAGCGGGGTTCCGCCAGCGGCTTCCACTTGCCCAGACTTCCAGTCGCGGTACTTGGCGGCGAGGATCGGACGACCCTGCGTGTAGCGTTTGGCGTGGTCGACGATGCTGGTCAGCTTCGACCCCGGCGCGTGGATGGTGATCATGTCGATGTCGTCGTAGATCGGACGACCGGCCTTGGTGCTGGCAGACGGGTTCAGCACCGGTTCGGTCTTGAAGGTGACGTACAGACGTTCATCCGCATCGTAGATCTTCGAGTCAGGCCCGTTACCGAGTGTCTGGAGCGGGCTGAAGTCCTGCGGAATGCTGCTGATGTCGAAGGTGGGCATTTCCTGGTTCATTTGAATTTTCCTTTTGAGTGGAATGCTTGGGAAACGGGGCATACCTACCCGCTAAAAATTCCATTCGTGCCGATAGCCAATGGAGCCTTGTGGAAAGAATTTTCCCGCATCTTTGCTCTTGAAGCCTCCGCCACCAATGTCAGTTACGATTGTTCCGCCTTTACCAACAGGGATGGCTAAATTTAACCCGCCACCGCCAGCCAACGTTCCATTTGATACACCACCTTCCATACCCCCTTGTCCCGGCGGTGAACACCAACACCTATGGCGGCATCGACCGTGGCACGTGGACGTTCTGGAAGAACCAGTCGCTCGACGCCTCCACCTTCAACGGTGCGGCGACCACCGCTGCCAACATTCAGGCAGTGATGAACGCGATGTGGGCCAGCCTGATCCGCGGCCAAGACCGTCCCGATCTGGTCGTGATGGACAACGCCTACTGGGGCTACTTCACTGCCAGCCTGCAGAACATCCAGCGTTTCACTTCCGACACCGACGCCAAGCTTGGCTTCGTGTCCATGAAGTACATGGATGCCGACGTGGTTCTCGACGGTGGTATCGGCATGACCTCTGCTGGTGTCCCCTCCAAGACGATGTACTTCCTGAACACCAAGTACCTGAAGTATCGCCCCCATGCCCAGCGCAACATGGTTCCGCTGTCGCCGGGTCAGCGTTACTCGGTCAACCAGGACGCCGCCGTGCAGATTCTGGCATGGGCTGGCAACCTGACCTGTTCCGGTGCTCAGTTCCAAGGCATCGTGGTAGAATAAAAGTATCATTGGTTAGCGGGGGCGCAGTACCGGCCCCCGGTTTCTCTTGAAAGGAGAAAATCATGGCAACAGCAGGCGCAAATATCGCCAATGCAGCAGGTCGCCCCGATACCGCAGGCAACCCTTGGACGGCAGCAGTCATCCAGTTCCCCATCGGCGCTTACGTTGAAGCACCGACCGAAACCCGGTTCGCCGCCGACACGAACTACATCGGCTACAACTCGAACGTGAAGTACGTGACCAACACCCTTGGTCAGGGCAGTGTCGCGGTCGGCCCCACCATCGCACCGCAACCCGACTGGGTCGTGCCGAACAACGACAACGATGCCCGTGGCGGCACTGCACAGTGGGTTCGTGCGGCTGGCACCATCGCTGAAGGCGGCACCTGTACGGTCACCGCAGGCGCGGCAACGGCAGGTGCAGGCACGTATGAGTGCAACGTCATCGGTGGTGTGGTTGCCGGTGACTTCTTCTGGGCCAACGTGACCGCGGATACCTGAGATGCTTCCGGGCAAGCGTACCAACGACGGGGCACTTTATGTGACCCAAGGCCCACCTCCTGCTGGCACTCCGCTAGTGGGAGGGATCGCTGTCAGCCATACGGGCGTGATCTACGTGTCGCAGTCGTTCGTGCAGCCGTTCACCCCTGCCAACCTCTTCACCGCTGGCGAGCAAGGTGCATGGTATGATCCATCAGATTTTTCCACCATGTTCCAAGACAGCGCAGGCACCACGCCGGTCACTGCGGTTGGTCAGCCGGTTGGAAAAATCCTCGATAAGTCAGGGCGCAACAACCACGCCACCCAAGCCACCGCCGCCAGTCGTCCGGTGCTTCGCCAAGACGCCAACAGCAAGTATTACCTTGAGTTCGACGGGGTGGATGACTCGCTGGCGACGGCCAATATCAATTGGGGTACGGCAAATAAGTCAACGGTAACTGTTGGTCAAACTCTAACAAGTGCTTCTCCGAGAGGGGCTTCTTGGGAGTGTGGAGCAAGTAATCCAGGTTCATTTAGGTCATTCTATAACCTCGCTTCGGCCTCACTTACTTGTAGAGGTAATTCAGGCGGAATGTTGATTAGCAATGCTGCTGCCACTGTCACTGGAAATGGGGTCGCTAGTGTTATAACAGGAAAGTTTGACATTTCTGCCTCAGTTGCAGCTGACAGCATTTCAAGTAGGTTAAACGGTAGTGTTATTGGTAGTGGTGATGCGGTTCCCGGCGGTGGTGTCTTTGCAACATTGCCATTATATATGGGAATTAATGTAGGGAATTCTTGGAACCTGGCTTGTCGCATCTACTGCCTAATCGTCCGTGGCGCACTCTCCACCACGCAGGAAATCACCGACACGGAAACGTGGGTCGCAGCTAAGACAGGAGTCACATTATAATGAATGAAGCTAAAGTAATCGGAGAAGTTTTCGAAGTTATCGTCGTGAACGGCAAGATGATTGTCTATGTCGAAGTGCCGATGGACACCAACTTCAATGAAAACGACAAGGTTGAAATCAACTTGGTTGAACGGGTTGGTTTCAA